CAATAATAAATCAGCTCCGATGTGACTATCTCTCGACTCTTCGGCGCACCGGGAAGCTCGCTGAACCAAGTCGCAGTCATCTTGCGGTTGATGTAGGCGTCGATTTCGGCAAAGTTCTTCTCAGAGAGTTTGGAGAAAACCTCCGGAGGAATATCAGGTCCAACGACCATAGCCTTGATGTAACCTACTACTTCTTCGGTAGTCTTCTCGTCCTCGCCGAGGAACGGTTTCTCGAAAATCGACTCCCATTTTGAAAGGGCGACCAGAGAGTGCTCGAGTTGCAACTCGACGCCGTTGACGATCGCGAATTCTTGCTTCGCATCGTCGAATCCTTCGTCCCCCACAACAATTGTGAGCACTCTCTGGCCTCCTTCCATCTACTAAGGTGCGACGTACGTGTACAGCCAGTCGCTGTCGACAGGCTGCGCAAAGGTGTTGGTTCCAGTCGGCTCCGCCGTGACCAGTGTGTCTTCCGTGATGACAACCGGACCCGGGTTCTGCACCACACCATCGATGTAGTAAGCAACGCCCGTGACCGTCGGAATGGTGATCGTGTTCGTAGCCTGATCGAACGCCGGCTGAGTCGGAGTGACCTCAGTGACCGTACCGCCGAACAGCGCAATAACGGCATCCGGGAGCGGCAGCGACGGAGCAGCATCGTCCGTTCCGTAGAGCAGATCCTCGAGCGCCGTCAGGTTCGCACCAGTGACCTTCGTCGAATCCACCGTGATGATCGCCGTCGGCTTCATGTTAGTAACCGCGACAGGAGTGGTCGTCAGCTCCCAGCTGAACGCAATGGCCTCAGGAGAGTCGTTGACCGTGGCATAAGCCTTCTCGGACGGAGCTGCCTGCGCGCCGTAAACGAGATGGAGCTTGTAACCGAAGTCGTCGCCCTCAAGGTCGTTACCGAGCTTCGTTCGATAGCAGAGACCGAAGGCCTTGCGCGCCTGCTGACCGACAGAAACGCCGGCAGAAGGCGTGGCAACACCATCGAACTGCGCGAACTCATCCGGGTACGTGAACGCCTCGATCGTGGCACCGAATTCCTCGGCCGACGTCAGGTTCAGGTACTTGATGTTGTCCGCGTACTGCGGCGACGCCTCGGCACCCGAGGGCGACTCCGTAACAGTCGTCAGACCGTTCCAGGCGACACCGTTGGCGTATGCGCCGGTCTCGTCCGGAATGTAAAGAACTCCATGATCCACACCGGTTTCGTATGTACGCTGGCCGGTCTGATCCCATGCAAGCTTCATGCGGATCTTCCTTTCTCAGAAGAAGAGGTTATAAACATCGTGGTTGAGATTGTCCGCCGTATAAAAGCGATTGAAGGTACACATCGGCAACAGGGCAAGCCGATCCGGGATTGCACTGTCCGGATCCTGGTCGACCACAGTCACCATGTAACGCTTAACCGTCTTATAGGGCTCGTTGCCAGCGAACTCAGTACTCGCATAGTCACGATGATAAATGATACACGGATACTGCATCTGCACATTGGCCGGTGGTTGGAAATATACGTTGTCGCTCCCCAGAATCTCTTTAAGTTTCTGCTGGAGCTGTATACGTGGGGCCATTGTAGACACCTCCCAACCGCAAAATGAGCCGAGGGCGCTGGACCTCTACGTCCGAGACGACCCAGCAAGCCCCCGCCCACCGAATATAGCGCATGGCAAAGAAATGTTCGTTGGCATAAGCGTCGGCAACAATGCTTATCGAATTGTTTACGGAAATATCGTTGTTAAGACTTTCCCCCTCCTGGAGCTTGCGAGTGTTCCGAATCACATCGCCGAAATATGGATACTCGACTATCTGATCTTTCCAAACGCCCGAACCAGGAGGGGTCTCTACGGTCTCTCCGTAACCAATTTCACCGTAGAACTTTGTCATGCGAGCTCTCTACTTCTAGGAAGCGTCGCGCTGGAAAGCCCACTCCGTCTCACTGTCGTGAGTGAAGCCGTAACCCGTGGCCGGAACCGCAACCACGTCAATCGTGGCTCCCGGAGCGATCGCCGTCTGCGCACCCGCGGTCAGCGTGGCACCCGTGTCAGCGTTCTGGTAGACCACACCGGTCTGCGTCGGGACCGTCAGGACACCCGTCGAAGCGACGAAGGTCGGAGCAGTCGGAGTCACGATACGACCCGAGTTCTTCGTGAAGGTGATCGCTGACTTCGGACGCGTCAATGCACCGGAAACACGGGTCTCCAGGAGGTACTTCTGCTGGTTGTAGTCGATGTCGAAGTCCTCGAACATCGCGACATTACCACCGTTGTCTGCACCGATGGTGTAGTCGGCCAGGTTGACGATAACGCACACCAGATCGGTGTCGCGCTCCATCGCCTCGACCTCGACGATCTCCTTGACACGGAGAGCCGCTGCGAGTTCCTCCATCGTGCTGTAAAGCCGACGGCCCAGCGTGTCCTTCGCCAGGATCATCGGGGTAACAACATCGGTCGTGGTGTACATGGTCGGCTGACCACTACCCTTGTAGTTCTTCATGCCGGTAACGACCGCGTCGATCAGATCGGCCGAATCGAAATCGGCGTCAAGCTGGATCGTGGTGTTGTACATGTCGATGTCGTAGGCAATCGGACGAATGCTGTCCTCGTCGATCTTGTCTTCGTCATCGGCGTCGCGACCGTCACTGACCAGAACCGCCGCGGCGAGTTCCTCGTCGAGCATGACGCGCATCTCGGCCTTGAGCCAGGCGACGATGTCGAGGTCGGTGATGTCAACGATGTCATCGCGATCGAGCTTCTGCTTCTTGTAGATGGTCTTCGGCGTCGTCACACGCCGCAGCATCTTGATGACCTCGTCCTTCTTCAGGTTACCCTTGACGTAACCCTTCGCACGGGCCTCGTCCGCGGTCAGGTCGGCCGACAGGCTCTTGATGCGGGAGAACGGCGAGTGCTTGGTGCCCGAGAGAACGTTCTGCACCCACTCCATCCGGCGGCTGATCGTGGTAATGCCATTGCCATCCAGCGTGGCATCCGGGAACAGCAGGTCGATGTCGTCGATACCGTAGTCGCCGGCGTGTGCCAGGAACGACTCCTTGAGCGAACCGAGACGCTCACCATCGGACAGAATGATCTTGAGGCGCTCGGGGGTGAGCTTCGAACGGGCATCGATCATCGCGGCGTGCCGCAGACTTGCCGAATCCTTGCCCTGGCTTTCAAACACGTTCATGTGGGTACCTTCCTGAGTGAGGGCCGAGTGCTCGGCAGTGGTCTTGGCTTCCTCAACGGCCGCCTCGATCATCGAGTGAACAAGTTCCTTTTGCTGATCTGAAAGTGCGTCATAAACCTCCTGCGGCTCTGCATCGTCCGCAAGATCGGAGTGCTGCGCGGAACCGCCGGCGTTTTCGATAGCGGCTCCGATCATGTAATTCACGGCATCCTTCTGCACCTGAGTGAGAGAGTCGTAAATCTCCTGGAGAGTCTGGTCGCTTCCGTCATCCGACGACGAACTCGAGGAGGACTTGGTCGCCGCATGCTCGATCTCGAGGCCGGTGTAGATGATGGCCTCATCTTCGAGCTCTTCGATGTCGCCATCGCTGTGGGCGATACGCACGTAGTCGATGCGAGCGCCCGAATTCGCTCCAGCCAGAACCAGACTGACCTCGCGGATCGCGCCATGCAGGACCTGCTTGGTCCCCGACACGACCTTCTCCACGAGCTGGTTGGCGTAGATCGAGAGATTGGTGATATCCCCATGCTGAACAAGGCTCTTACCGTTCTCGCCCTGCTTGGTGTCGTTGAAGAAACCGTATCCGTAGATACCGTCGTCCTTCGCCTCGAGCAGAACATGCCCGAGAACATTCTCCGCACTGTCGTGCGTGTGCTGCCAGACAAGCGGCAGCGTTGTGCCGTCCTGGTGCTTGAAGGCCTCTGCGGTAATGGTTCGGCCGTCAGTGCACTTGAGGCCAGCCTTGGTAACGTAACCGCTAAAATCCGGTTCCATTTTGACTGTCTCCTTTCAGTTAGTGTTAACGGCCGATACGCCGTTCTTGTTAGCCGTTGCAAGCTCACGTAGAACGGCTGTGGACCGAGTCTTTTCCTTCACAATTGGCGGGTCTTCAATCGGCTTTGACTGCAATTTCCGAAGCACGTCTTGAACTAGAGCTGTATGCCCCAGAGAAGTGTCTTCTACCAGCGGATCTTCGCCATCATCCGCAGGAGGCGGGGGCTCCGGCGGCGTGAGAGTAGGCAAAGCATTGGGATCGCTAGGCTGAGGCATGTTGCTGTTGCGCAATTGATCCGCCTTCGGATCCTTTGACGGTTTGACACCCATGAACTGGCGCAGTTCGTTCGAGCTGAAGATCTCATTACGAGCGAACTTGTCGGCCATGTCTGCCATGTTGCCCATCGTAACGAGCTTGAACGGATCGCGGAAGTAATCAATCGACTGACCCTGTGTCTGAGCCGTCTTCGTCAGAAACGACCTCTTCATTGCTTCCGTAATAGCCGTTAGCATCGGCTCGACCGTCCGATTGTTGTAATTCAGCATGGTCTTCTCGTCTGCAGTACCGTTCATAACCTCAGGAGTGAGACCAAGCTGTGCGTACAACAAGTTTGTCAAGTACTCGATCTGGCCAAGCAAATTGTTTTCGGCAGGCCGATTGAGCTGAGTAACCTTTTCGGTTCCATCCGTATAAGCGATACCGTATTGGTTGCTCTTAAGCTGGAATTCGATGTCCTTGGCTCGCTGCTCAGCTTGCTGTCTCCGTGCTTCCGACTTGATAACGTACGGAAGTTGGATGATCAGGTCGAGCTTACCCGAACTGCTTGCCTCGTCAACGGAGTCCAACAAGTTCAACTTGTGAATCAGACGGCGAAGAGTCGAGTTCGGTTCGTTCATGACCGAATAGAATGGATTCTCCACAATGGCGACGTTGCGCTTCTCGAGTAGGATCTCCTGCCGCTGACCAACACGTTCGTTGTAGAGATTTACACGAATATGATTGGGATACCACTGTGTGATCTCGCCGACTCGCATGGTCTTGATGTCGTAACTACCCGAGATCTTTGGATCGATCGTCGTATCGACTGGGACAATCGCAGCGACGCCCTTTTCGATGGTCGTTAGAACTATGTCCTGACGGAAAGCTTGCGGGCCTTGGTCGATGTTTGCCTGGACGGTCAAACAATTGTTCAACCCGCTAGGAACATCTTCCAAATATCGATCGTCATCGTCGTGTCTTGTATGCCGAATTGGAATTGAGCCTACGTCGATACTAATTCGAGTGTAAACCGAGGAGATAATCGATCGCTCATTCGTAGATCGATAACGAGTGCGCGACGGGTTGACCCCAAAATATCCGCCATAGGTTACCGGAGATGACGATACCGCCGGCCATGGATCTTCTTCATTGGCAACAAACGCATTCCACGCGCCTTTAAGTCGATCGGTAAATGAAGCCATCAGTCACCTCCTTAAGTCTTCCGTCGTGTCAATTCCTTGAGATTCGATTCGGCGTGCTTAATATCCGCGTCGCTCATGCGTTTAACGGCATGTGAAGTAACCGATTCATGATCTAGAAAAACCAACGGTTTATCCCCAATAACACCCGCATCCATCTCATCGACGAAAGCGCCATAACCCTTCGATAATAGTTTATCCATAAAATGCGCAGTTAAACCCAATTCGGTTTTGCTGTCTTTTCCGAGAATATAATCTTGCGCCCACTTTCCACCTGACATTTTCTCGTATTGACTTCGCACATTTCGCGGACTAGCCGGCATACCCCGTTCCTCCATACTTTCTCGAAGAGTCTCGAGAGTCGTGGTTAGATCCGGGACTTTAATCGGCTTATCGGCTTTGAAAGTGATGTGGTGTAATTCAGTACCTCGAACTTCATTCCGGAAACCCGTTACGTAACGATTAAAATCGTCCGTCGAACCGGTTACATATGCTCCTCGTTTAAGTCCTTCTTCGGCCGTCGAAGAAAGCCTGTGAAACGTCTCGCCTGCCGGGATAGTAAATGCTTCTCGTTCAAAAGAAGACGGTTGGATATGACCGCTAAAACCCCAAGTTTTAATTTTCGTTTGCGCCGTCCAGGCATTAAACTTTGCGGGGTCAATCGGTAACCCGGCATGAGCCGCCATAACTTTTTTGCTATAGACGTTATATGCGACCAAACCTCCGACAACGGCCGCGCCAATCAACATTTTCTTTTGTGTCGGAGTTAACTTACCACGCTCTTTTGCGTCTATGGTTTTCTGAAGAGCATTTCTTTGCTTGGAAAAATCAGTAATCGCCTGACGATTCGCACTCTTGGTCAGATAAGCGGATACACTTTTATTCCCAGCTAAATCCTCGTTTGTTTTTTTTAATTCTGAGATTTTGACATCAAGATCTGAGGTTTTAACCTTAAGCTTAGAAATGCTTTCTTCTTTTTTTGTTTGTTTAACATCGCTAATCTTAGAAATGAACTTTTGTTTATTAGCTTTGAGTGCGGCCATAGCTTCAGAAGGAGATCGTTTAATTTCTCCGACATCCATATACGCTTTTTTAGCACGCTCATGGGCGTCTGTCTTAGAGATATTCGATCCAGTACCAGAACTACTTCCTGAATCTCGATCTTTACGAACGCCCCAAT